GTTATACCATCTACAGTGTACTTACAGGTATCATACCCAACGTCTATGTAACTCGTGTCTAACATTAAATAGACCTCGCTTCTTTTCTAAGTTCAAATAGTTTCGCAATGAAACCATTTGCACCACCTGTAGGACTTGGTACTTCTGCAATACCGAATTCCTTTTCGATTGCAAAAATTACATTCCAAATATCCTTATCTGCCATAGATAGGATATCGGCCATGATTTCGTGATTAGTAGTGTTTGACATAATATCTCCTTTTTTCATTATACACATAGTATACTAAAAAGTGGCGGGGATTGTCAAGCTTTACGTAATCTATAGTGGTCTAATTCTAAGTCTTTTGTTCTATTATCGGTGATAATATTATCGGGGTTTGTGGAGAACCACATTGAGATAGTGTGTCGTGAGTTCCTTCGGACGGGATACACACCATGTTTATGATATAAACCTTGAAACAAAAGACCTTCTCTTGCAACTGGTTTATGTACATAGTTTTCTTGGTCGGGAAAGTATGTTTCCCCACCTCTGAAATTTTCATTTAAATATAGTATAAGAGTCCATTCTCTACTTGGTTGTTCTTCTACCACATCATTATCTAATTCTACTGTAGAGTAAGTGTCTAAGTGTGGTTCTTGTACACCACCTATTGCCCACTCATTAAGTGCTGTCATTTCGGGATATACTACTTGGTCTGAATGCTTACGGATTTCACCAACTGACTGGTACGCAATTCTGTTAAATACATCACGAATCCACTGGGTGTGGATGTGAATAAGGTCTATTGCACGGTAATCAGAACCGTCTCCAACACTTCTAAGATGCTTGTGCGTTTGATGAAAGTGAATCAGATTCCTCGACTGATTCTCCGTCAACATGTTCGGAATCTTTATTAGATTGAAGTTGTTGGATATATTGGGCAATTGCTTGTCGTTTTTCATACTCTATTCTTCTCTTTCTCTCTTTAGGACGAGACTTCAATGCACGTTCTAATTTCAATTTGGATGCTCTTTGTAAGAACACTATTCCATTTAAATGGTCTATTTCATGTTGGGCACATCTAGCACCAACACCGTCCAACATAGTCGAATGTTCGTTACCATCTGCGTCTTGATATTTCATTTCACAAACTCTAGGTCTCTTTATCATAAGGTATATATCGGGAAATGATAAACACCCCTCTTTTAATAAATCAGTTTCTTGTGATATTTTAGTAATTTCAGGATTGAAGAAGGCCTTATTTCCGTCTTGTGTTCTCATTACAAAAACCCTTGCATCTAATCCAACTTGATTTGCAGATAAACCAATACCTCCAAATTTATCCATTGATTCAGATAGTGTTTTTTCTATCTCTTTTGCGTCTTCTCTAGACTCAAAGTCAAAAGGTGCTGGTGGTGTTCTTAATACTTTACTTGCTTCTTCTATTAATGTATACATAATTTAGTTTTGTTTTATCCCGCTTGATGTCATATATAATGCTTTACCTGCCCAACCACCTGCAGAACGAGTTCGCATTGTGATTGGCATCATATAATTGTTTTTTCCATGTTTCCAATATATTTCTAATGATTGTGTTCCTGCAGTTCTTTTAACTGTAATTGATTTTATTTCTTGTGGTTTTGCATAACAAGTTGCAACCATCTCTTCATTACTAGAAATATCTGAGATACTTGAAGAACTTTCTGAACCAACTAACAGTCTATAAGGACAAGGTGTTCCAGTTGCATTAGGGAATGTATAGAAACCAATGATGTTTAGTAAGTGCGATAGTTGTTTTGGTTTTTTAATATACTTTACATAATTATCTAAAATGTAATTTCTAAACGGATAATACATCCCGTCTTGATAGAAGTTCAATCCATCCTTTGAAAATTCTTTACCTAGTGTTTCAAATTTTGATTTAGAACCACCTTCGGTATATCTATCTTTTTTTATTGGATTTTTAATTAAAGCCTTATATGCATTTGGGTGTTTATTCCTGTTAATGAGTCCACTTGCATACTTCCAAGCAGAATCAATAAGTTTTTCAATGTCTTTAACAGGTGCTTTATTTTTGTGTTTATGGTATTGTGCAACTATACTTGCATTCATTTTAGGTGTCACATCTGCACCCGAAGATATCTTGTTTGAGTATCCTAAGAAAGTTCCATCTGAAAATTCTACCATAGTGTCTGAAGGATTCTTTCTATCGACTCCGCCTGGTTTTGCTTGTGGACACCAGTAATAGTTTGAAATTTTTGCACCACTCAAATCATTTTGAATTGCGACTGCATTACTCTGACCTATTTTTATATCTCTTTGTGCAGTTTCGTCTTTATCCAATAATTCAACAATGTCTTCATAAGAAACATCAGAACCGTCTCCTTTTAGTACACCTGTATTTCCACTTTTACCTGCAACCATTTTTTCCCAGTCTATAGTATCCATATTTCTTTCTGATTTATGAATTAAAAAATACATTGATAACACTTCATTTACATCTGAAGATGCAGTTGCACTTTTACGGGATTTCATTCCAAAGTGACCACTTACATTTCCTTTTGTTGCACGGATATAGTAAGGTTGTTCTTTGTCGTCTATCTCTATTTGAAATGTATATTTACCATTACCTAATGTATAAATTTCTTCTCCCTTTGGAGTTTCGACACATTTGTATTTTAACTTTCCTGAGCCGACTAATTGATTTATAATATCATCATCAACCTTTAAAGTGTAATAAGGATTGAATGTACCTCTTTGTTGATAATTTGGAGATACAGTCATTTCACTCACATATGTAGGTAGGTCTAGTTTGATTCCTTTGTATGTTGGACTATTAAACTCTGAGAATGATTTCATACTACTATTTATCTATTCTGCAACCCTTGAGAAGTTCTTATGTTTCTCAAATCGTATAACATCATTAAACTTATCATATAATGCATCACCTTTATGAGATATGATAAATGCGTTGGTCTTTTCTGTAAGTGTATTCAAAAGTTTTAGAAAGTCGTCTGTACCATTAGTATCTAAAGAAGAATCAAACACTTCATCTAATATTAGTAAGTTAGTGTTAACACTGTTCTTCATTCTTGCAACAGCCCTCCATGTGAACAATAATGATAAATCAATTCTCATCTTTTCTCCTTGTGAGAAGTTATCATATTTAAACACATCTCTGAATCTTGACTTGATTGTTTCTTCAAAAGATTCATTCAATTCAAATCCAACATAAAACTCCAGTTGTGCAAGATACTTATTAATGAGTTTGTTCATGATTGGAACATATTGTTTTATGATTCTTTCTTTAACACCTTGGTCTCTAAGAAGTGTTGTAGCAATGTCATAATAATGTCCTCTATCAATTAGAGATTCCTTTTTCTTATGAAGTATGTTAAGTTTTTCTTCGGTCTCATCTATTCTCTCATGAACATCTGAACCACCACTTTGTTCTTTTTTCAATTCATTTATTTCATTCTGAATTTTTTTCATAAACTTTTGATTAGATAAAATTTCTGTTTGAATGATACCTATCTCTCTTTGTACCTTTTCAATTTCATCCTGTACCTTGTTTATTTCTTCGATTCTGTCTCTGACTTCTTCGATAAGTTCATCAATCTTTGTGATTGCTGTTTTGACCTCTTCGACCTTTGCAGTTTTTTCTTCAATGTGTTTCGTCTTGTGTTCATGGTCTAACCCCTGTTTACAAGTCGGGCAGTCATCATTGTTTTCGTAGAATTGAATGTCTGCAATTGCTTTTTTTCTAGTCTCTTGTAAGCGTTTCTCCACGTCAACAGCTTGTTTGAGTCTATCCGTTGTAGGTTCTTTATCCTTGATTGTGGATTTTTTCTCCACCACATTTTCCGTCTTTTCATCTACTTTCTCCAATAAGTTATTAATATTAGTTTCTGTTTCGTCAACAGTAGATTCATATTGTGATATTTTTTTATCACGATTTTCACGAAGTGCATTAAGTTGTTCAGTTAAACCATTGACCCGTTCTTCCATGAGTTCTACTTCATGATTTGTTTCTTTTATTTCAATTTTATGTTCAGATACTTTCTTACGAAGTATATCTCTCATAGTTGAAAATATAGAAATGTCTAGTAAGTCTTCTACAAGTTTTCTTCTTTCTACAGCCCTTAACTGCATAAAAGGTGTAAAGTTTGCAGAACCTAAAATTGCGACTTGGGTGAAGGAACGAAAACTCATTTTGAGTACATTCTTTTCTAAGTGTTCTTGATAATCTCTTACGGTTGCATCTTGATTGACCATGATGTCATTCACATACAATTCAAACTTATTTGGTTTTGCACCACGGATAACTTTATATTCCTTTCTACCAATAGAAAATTCTACTTCTACGAGTAGTTCCTTTTCATTAATACTATTAATAAGTAAGTCTTTCTTTAGATTACGGAATCCTTTACCGTACAATCCAAAACAAAGTGCATCTAAAAGTGTTGATTTACCAGCACCATTCTCACCTAATATAAGTGTAGTTTGGTGTGCATCTAATTGTATTTCGGTAAATTTGTTACCCGATGAAAGTAAATTCTTCCATCTTACCTTTTTAAAGTTTATCATAAATAATTGTGTTCGTCTACTGCCTCATTATACAGTGTAGTCATTAATTCGTTAAGTGGTTTTTTCTTACCTTGTATCTCAAGACCGTCAATGTAATTAGATAAAACAGTAAGTGTATCTTCTACATCTTCTATTTCATCATCATTAAAGAAATCCATATGTTTGTTGTCGTCTACAACAGATACGTGTAAAGGATTTTGTCCATGAATTTTATCTAAGAATGTATCAAACCAATATGGATTGTCTTTGTTTACTACTACAACCTTTACAAACTTTCCTGCAAGATTTGAATAATCAGCATTAGCTATAGTCTCAAAAGATTCCTTAGTGTCGTCATAGAATGCCTTTTCAAACATAGTGATTGGATTTAAAACTGGTGTCATTGATTGGTCTTCTGTATCAAAAATATGGAAATACTTAGGGTCGTTATAGTCTGACCATGTGAATTGCATTTGAGAACCTACGTATTTAATATTACTAACTTCAGATTTTTGGTGGAAGTGACCACTATAGACTTGGTCAAATCTTTTTAGATATGAATGGTCAAGTCCATGTTGACAAGTCATGCCTGGGTGTACTAAAGCACCTTCAATTTCAAAATGACCCATACAAATTGATGCAGGTGCAGACATTAGAAACTCTATTGAGTCTGCGTAATTTTCAGGATTAATCCATGGGACTAATGCGATAGAAAAGTCATCATATTCTTTTACGATTGGGTCTGCAAAGACTGTAATGTTTGGTTGATTGTATAATAATAGTTCGGGACTATTCACATCATTTGTGTTTTTATAATAGGTATCGTGATTACCTAAAATCAAATCCATTTTGATACCTCTTTCGTTCATAGGTTCTACAAAATGTTCTATGTTTGCTTTCATAGATGCAAAGTTAACATACTTTCTTCTATCAAAGTAATCACCCATATGAATGATTTGTTTTATATTATTTTCATCTAGATATGGGAAAAATACTTCCTCATAGAAACGTCCTTGATATTTGGACATTTCAATCATATCACCTCTGACACCACAATGAGTATCATTTAGTATGGCAATTTTCAAACTACTCCTCCGAGAATTTTTCTAAATTTGTTGCTTCTTTTACTTTTTTCTTTGATTTTCTAGGTTGGTATTCAACTCTAGTCATGTTTTCTTGCATCCATTCAACATTAGTGTTGATTAGACTTGGGTCATGTTGACCGTCAATAGTATCAAATGCATCCATAGTGACATTGGTTGCATCTATGGCCTGTTGTTTGATATAAACTTGTTTCTTTTCTTTTTGTATTCTTCTAAGAAAAGCGTAATAACATATTTGAGTAATATATGCGAATGCATTATTTGATTTTTCTACGTTAAAGTTCTTGATATATTGGATGCAGTTTTCAATTGCATCACAAATCATTTCGTCTCTATAAGTGTAGTTAATGAAATTTGGTCTTGTAGATAATCGAGTTGCAATCTTATAGATACACTCTCCTATGTACTCTGACATTTGTGGTGGAGTTTTCTCTTTTGCTTCTGCTGTTTTTATTTGTTCAACATATTCAGCAACAGCAGCAGTAAAGTCCTTATTGTTGACGTAATGCGCCTGAGTTTTAGGGTCTTTTTTCGTTGTCATGTACCTATTATACACAATAATCCCCATATTGTAAGGGGTTTTTTAGTATTTATTTAATTGAAGTTTTTAGCAGTTTTTTCAAAAAACCCCTTGTGGGATTCAGAATCTTATGATATTATTACTATGTCCCCACGGGGAAGCTATTAGCAAGCAATTAGAACTTAGGGATATATGCATCCAACGGAATGACTCGACTTTTGTTAGGAAGAGTACGACTCATTCTATCTAAATCTCCAACTGCAAGATAAAACATTGTTAGGGATAATACTGTATATACTATATAGTGTTTCATATCTTACCCAATCCTACGTTGATTAACCAAAAGGACAACAACATAAAACCGAAAACGAGGACTTGCACGACTGACATCACTGCAATTTGTCTCATTGGGTGAACTTCTTCTATTCTCTCTAAAACAGATTCATCAGGAGAAAGATTTACAACCTGTAGTATTTTCTTTTGAGTATCGGGTTTAGTGAACCAAGGGATAAACATTACAATGATATCCCTGTAAGTGAAAATACTGATATACAAAAAATAAATGCAAGTGAAGCTACTTCGATAGTTTCTATTAGTTTTTTATTCATAATGATATAATAGTTAGATACACTATAAAAAATGGTATCGTAAAAGGCACAGACATTAATGTAAAAAATGCTATGATATCTCTAGTTCTATCAATATTTGTTCGAGTTTTTTGAACCGTAGTCATGGTTTCCTGAAATTAAATTATAAGTATTTATTATAAGCAGATATAACTCTGACTTATACGCAGTTATTTAGTAAAACTAAAAACCTAATGAATTATTTTCTTACCTTTAGCAATCTCGTAAAGGTCAATATCCTCTTCAGACACATCTAAGTATTCTTCTTCAGAATTTAATAACATGTCTTCAAGGGTCTGTTCAACCAATCCTTTTATATTGGATTTATTGGTTAAAGGTATTCTTCCTTCTTCAACCATTGTTTGCCATTGGGAAGAAGCTTCATCATAAAAGGGTATAAATTGTTCATTCATATTACTACGGTGTAATATTTGTTCAGACTGTATAGTTATTGCAGGGTCTTTTGATAATGGGGCATATGGATAGAAAGTTGCGAGTGTTTGTTTTTTTGTTATCGCATTTAATTGACACACCATAGGAAGAATCACTTCAGTACCTTTAACGGTATCTCTAGTCATACCACAAATTTCAGTTCCAGTTTTAAGTTTGAGAACTTCGTATTTGTTTGGTACTAAATCTTTTGGTGAAGCCATTATCCTATTGTTGTCCTATCGCAGTATGGTAAATCTGAATTTACTACATCAGTATTACTAGTTTTTATATACTCCCATGCAAGACTAAAACGAGTTCTATCAGACTTATTGTTATAACACCCATGTATAAGATTAATATCAAAGAATGTAGCATATGGTGCTTTTCTTTCCATATCAACAACATTAAACTTATTAACATAGTTTGAGTCTATCCAATATATTCCTTCTATTTCACTAGGAACATTGTGTGGTATAAGTCCATGTACGTGACTTTTTTCTGCAAGTCTAAGACAACCATTCTCTTTTGAGGTGTCTTCCATGTAAACTGCACAACTTAGAATCTCATTACTATCCCCTTGGAAGTAGTAATTGTCTTGATGCATATATGTAGAATGTCCTGTTCCCGCTTTCATTGGGAAAAATTTACTAATATAAACATCAATACTTTCACTAGTATTTAGTAGTTCTTTTGCTCTCTTTATTAAGACTGGATTAGATGCAAGTTTTAAAAACTCAGGTTCAAACTTACAAGCACCTTCTATTTTGTTTAGGTTTAGTTCTTCTTTATCATTCCAACAATATTCCTTTTCATTTGGGTCTGATAATACTTTATCGTATATCCTATTACAGACATTATAGTAATGTTGATATTCTTCTTCTGAAAGGAAGTTATCAAGAATGTCATATCCTTGATTATTTGGCCATTGAATCATTTTAAATCAAATTGTTTTATGTTGTAAGAAAAACCTTCTTCGTTATAGATATTTATTCTTTCTTTAAGGTGATTCAATGTATGATTATTACATTGTAAGTCATCTGATATATCAAACAACTTCATAGAAGTTTTACCTTCAGTTTTTCTTAGACCTCTACCAATAGATTGTAGATTTCTAATTCTTGATTTGGAAGGACTTGCAAAGACTACATTATCTATTTTCTTAATGTTTACTCCAGTTGAAAATGTTCCGTATGACGCAAGTATAACATTGTTTTTCTTTTTAGAGTTCTCAACAATCTCTCTGACTGCCTCTCTATCTTCTGTATCAGTTGCACCATGTACATAATGTAAAGTCCCATTCATTCTACTGACCATAGGATTGAATAACTCCCATAGTGGTTGACCATGTTTTTCTATGTATTGAAACAGTACTAGTGTATTTCCCCTCAGAGACCCCACTAGATTCGTTATAAAGAGGTTTCTTTGTTGATTGGATACTAAGTAGTCCATTTCGTCTTGATAAGACATTTTTTTCTGTTTAGTATGACGAAGTATGATACAATCTATTGATAAGTTTGCAATTGTCCCATCTTCCATCAGTTGTTTTGAAGATATAACCTTTTTGACTGGGCCGAACAACCCTTCTAGTTGCAATCTATGAACTTCTGAACCGTCTAGTGTTCCAGTGGTTCCAATACGAATTGCAGTGGTCTTCATCTTCTCCAAAATACCTTTGAGTGTTTGTGCTTTAAATAAATGTGCTTCGTCACCAATGACAACATCAAAAGACCCTAGCACCTCCTTTGGAGCTTTTGCGAATGATTGCCATGTGGTGACTGTAATTGGTGCATCAAAAACTTCTTGACCGTGGTATATTTTACAAACTGGTTCATTATAACCATAATCAATAAAATCCTTTGTCATTTGTTCTACTAGTGATGTTGTGGGAACTATGACTACTGTTTTACTATCATAGTGTCTTGCGAGTAAGTATATGATTAATGACTTACCACTTGCAGTTGGTGAAAGTAATAGTTGTCTTCCGTATTGAATTGCAGTATTGAATGCTTCTATCTGATAATCTCTAGGTTCAAAAGGAAGTTTTAAATCTGCCAACCATGACTGACTGACTTTTTCTCTTTGTTTGTTTCCTAGAACTTCATAGACCCCTTCAAATCCATAACCCCTTTCTCTACAAAATTCATCTACATAAGGAAGTAGACCTATGTAAATTTTATGTGTTTTAATTGAGAATAAACGAAGTTTACCATCCCACATACGGCTTTTAAAACTAGGCATAAACTTTGCATTAGGAACTGTAAATGAAAAGAACTCAAACAAGTCTCTTGCAAGGCCATCATCACAATGAACCTTCATAAAGACCTCGTCTATTTTGGAAACTTTTACTATATCAGACATATTGATTTCCTACACACCAACCAACTAAGGATATACGAGTTCCTTTTAACACTGGGGTCACTTGATGATATAGGAATGAAGGGAATACAATCATACTCCCCTTCTCTTTTGAAGAAAATGGAACTGTTCTAACAGAATTGTGTAAGTCCACTTTTAAATCTGATGTAAGATTGTTGAACTCATTTTGTGGTTCTAACCATTGAAAATGTCCACCTTCATATTCATCAGGGTCTGTTAATTGAATCGTAAAACTTAACTTACGGTGCATTCCATTATCATAAAGTTCAGGGCCTGCATCAGTGTGCCATGTATAGAAATCACCTTTCTTATTTTCCTGTTCTTGATAAATTGTATACTGAAGATTTTCTATATAACTGTAATCATGTTTCCAACCACAAACTTGTCTTGCTTCATTTAAACCTTGATTGATTTTATGCATAAGACTAAAATCGTCATTATGAAACCACTTTACAGTTGACCTTCTAATAGAATCATTTATGTTAAAATCCCTATCGTCTGCATCTACATCTTCAGTATTATTACCAACTCTACCTTCGTCAACTGGAAGAGTATTTGCATAGGTGTGAAACTGTTGTATTTCAGTTTCAGTAAAAAACTTTGGTAATTCGCAGACATAATTTTCTAGTATCATTTTAACTTCCTGCCATGAACTTTCTCCAATCGATTGTATTCTTTATCGTTTGGTGTCTCCAAGTGATATTTTGCATACACTCTTTAAGAAAGTCTATAGTGACCTTTAAATATTCTATTTTTGCTTTTGCTTTTTGTAAATCTTCATCTGAGTTAAAGAACAATTGCATATCGTTCTTCATAACTTTTAAGCCGTCAAATGGGTCATGTTTCCAACCAAGTTCATTAATTCTATCCTCGTCCATTTTACCATTGAACCACAACCACTTATCTTTAAGTAAAGTGTTATACTTAAATTCATGTTGTTTTAATAATAGAATCTTACTAGATAGTAAGTCTTGATATTTTGCATGTAGTCTAGGGACTTCTAATGATGATTTATCTAGTTCGATATCATCTATTATACAATCCTTTTCCCACAATAATTTAATTTCATCTAAAGTCATAATATACAATTATACCACAAAAAGGGTGTTCTAACTAGTGGTATTTATATCAAAATAAGTAAATCTAAATTCTGCAGTACAAGTCACAGCTTCTGCATCTGAACCCGACCTTAATTCTATCTCACCCAATCCCGTAGGAAAACAGTCGTAAAATTTGAAAAATTTATTTGGTAAGTTTTTATTGGTGTTAGTCACCAATGTAATTTGTGAATACTGAACTAAATCAGAATTTATACTTGCTAACTCACCTGTTGATAATGAATCTGTTTCAACATAATCTTTATAGTCTCTTGTATCTGAAATAGGAACAATCGCATTCATCCAGTCGTACATTTCTTTGTAGTTTTCTAAGTCTTCATCAACAAGGAATGTGACACTTAGATTACCGAATGTGACTTTATCGCCAGGGAAGAATGCATCTATACCAACTCTCGAAGGCATAACAGTTTCTAGAAATACCATACTAGGTATATTTACAGATTGGACATAATACTCAACAGTAGGAACTTTATCTATAAGAAGTCTAAAGTTATTGGTGTTAAGTAAAGATTTGTTTATATCAGTCATTGAGTTTCAGTACTCTCTTATTTGTGGTAGTATCAAAATAGTCGTTATTCCTATACTCTCTAGTTACTATCTCTTCACATAGATAACCATCTTCTTCGTATAGTGTAGTTATTTTTCTATTGATAACTCCATTTGTTATTTCTTTGCCATTCGGAAAAGCACTTCTTTCCCAAGGGCCTTCTAAGACTTTCACGGTCTTTTCATATTCACTCATTTATATTCTCCATAATATTTAGGTGTATTTATTCTTATACTAGTATTTAGGTTGACAATGCACCTAACTTTTTGGTATACTAGTAAAGTAGGAAATCGAGACGGAAGTAAGTTGGTTGTGAGAGGTTGTTCCGTATAGAAAAGGTGTTCCACACTGTTAAAGTCAATTAAGACGTGGCATATAATCGTGAGGTGTGGATAGAAACCGAACAGAGAAGTACTTGAAATTTTTGACGAATTGGGAAAGTATGGTAAACGAATTTCTTTATGGTCACTACCTATTGACCTAGATAAAATTGGGGTAAGGCCTCACTAGAAGGACACGGTGTAAAGAATTGGGTTAATCCCCAAGACATTGAACGATTAGAGTTAACTTTGAAGGAAAGGATAATAAGGCATGATTCGGAAAGATGCAGTCCCAATTTAAAGACAAAAAAAAGGGTCTCGAAAGACCCTTTTAAATGAACTACTAAAATTCTTACAGAATGTTAGAAACTGCCATTTTTCTGAAGTACTGGTTAGTACCTGCAGAAGCAAGACCATTTGGTGGTGTTGAACCAACAAAAGGATTACTTACCATACCATATCTAGTTTTGAAACCGATTTTTGGTTGGAAAGTATTCTCACCGACTGCACGAACCATTTGTAATGGAACGTATGGGCAATAGAATAAACCAGCGTCATAAGGATTTGAACCTCTGTAACCTACAGTCATGTAGTCTGAAGAAGCATATGGGTCTATATAGACTTTAACTCTTCCGTTTAATGTACCAGCAAAAGTATTACCAGTGTCATCTACATTTAGTCCTGTATTAAGAGCAGGTGTATAATCTAATACACCAGCCATTGATAATGCAGAAGCAACATCAGAAGAACATAAGATAAAGTTACCTTTTCCTCTTCTTGTTTCTTTTGCGATTACGTTAGCTTCTCTTTCGATTTGGAACAATAATCCTTTGAACTTCTCAACAGACCATCTACCGTTAGCATCAACATCTAAGTTGAATGTACCAGCAGCAGCAGTAGCAGCCGCACCAGTTTTAGCCTGGTTGTTAACTCCTCTGATTACTTCTCTGTTTATCTCTGCAAGTATTTCACTTGAAAGAATGTTTGCAAGTTCTGACTCAGCGTCAAGACCATGAATTGCTTTAAGGTCTTGTGCAAGTTCTAATGTGTATTCTGCTTTTAATGCTCTGGAAACTGCTGTCACAGTAGCTTTTTCAATTGAGAAACTCATTTCTGCGAAATGATTGTCTGATGCATCACCTAAAGCTTCCGCTTCAGCTGTTGACATACCTGTTTCTGTTTGAGAAGCGTAAGAACCGTTAAACGGGTCTCCACTGTGGTCTGTACCTACAGTCGTAGATTCTGTTTGTGGGTTAGCAGAATAACCAGTTCTTGCTTCGTTGTGAAGCGCCTCTGATTCTGCTGTCCTAACAGCGTTTACGTCATCATGATATCTTGCCTTCATAGCAAAGATAAGACCTGTAGGGCCAGTCATTGGTTGAACACCACAAATGTCGTAAGCAACGAGATTTGGCATAGCACGTCTAACGAGACTGATTAAAATCGGGTCCCAGTTAGATATCGCACTTCCAGTAGCATTTAAAGGTGCTGCTTCACCTAGAGTTGCTCTATCTTCTTTAAGAGCAATTTCTTGGTTTTCTAATATTACAGCAGTAACAGCCTTCTTGTAGTTATCCTCGATTTTTGGCAAATCGGAATGTTCTAGAATCGGACTCCACTTTTCTTGTAAGTTTTCTGATAAAAACATATTATTTTTCCTTTAAATTAACCTAATGGTTTTAGTTTTGATAATGCGTTAGCATAAGTTGCGATTTCAGGTGCAAGTACTGGTTCGTCTGATTCTTCAGATATCACCCCTGTACCTTCTTCAACAACAGTATCTTCAACTAGTTTTTCACCTTCAACAGGGAAGTATGCATTCTTAACTTCTGAAACTTTCTCAGCGAAATCTTCAGCGTCTTTAAAGTCTACTCCTTCTGCAAGTGAAACTAGTTTCTCTGTTTGTGATTCAGTTAGGTCTTCGCAGGCCTCTGTTATCACATTTGCTCTTTTGAGTGTATCCAACTCTTCAGTGATGTCCATGTTCTTAGTGACTTCACCGTCAAGTTTTTGTTCCATCTCATCCAAACGATTTGCGAGTTCATCAATAACATCATACTTATCTTCAGGGACATCAACATAATGTTCTACGAACAATGTTTTTAATCCTTCGATAAAGTTTTCAGTCATTTCTGACCTCAAACCTCTTTCTATCGCAAGTTCGTTTTCTTTCGTCCACTCTTCTGCACAATATGTTAAGTATTTGTCAACACCTTCCGAAAGGTCAGTTTTAACTTTCTCAACCGAGGTTTTTAATTCTTCGGAGTATTGAGACTCCAACTCTTCTTTAATCTCTGCAACTTTTGAAGTTACTGCAGCCTTAAAGATTGTTTTCGCCTTTTCAGCATTTTCTTCTGAAAGGTCTAAAGATTCTGAAATTTTAGATAGGTCGTCATCTATTTCGATTTCAACTAAAGAAGACTCAAGTTCAGTAGATACTTCTTCATCTACTTCTACTTCAACTTCTTCTTCAACTTCTTCGTCTTTCTTTTTAGACATTTTGCCATAAGTTTCAGTAACTTCTTCTTCTGTCATAGACTTTAAAGATTCTACTACTTTTCTAGCAACTTCTGCCTTTGTCAAACTTTCGTCAACTTCCTCTTCAGATATTGTTCCCAATACTGATTGGATTTCTTCCTTAGTCATTTCCTTCATGTTGTTGACGATAGCCTTGATTGATTCCATTTTTGAAGATTTGACTTCGTCTTTTTTAGACTCTTCTTCATCTTCTGAAACCTTTTTCAATTTTGGTTGTCCTTCTGCCTTGTCTGCATTTTTTTGTTGTGCATCACCAGTTACTGGTTTCACATTTTCTGCAGATTTGATACTTGAGACTGCTTTGTCAACAGGATTTTCTTCAGGTTTGACGACTTCAACTTTTCCTGACTCTATTGACTCAGCATCAGATGAACCTTGTTTGACTGGTTTAGTGTCGCCTTTCTCAGCACCGTCATGAGGTTGTTTTACCTCTTCGATACTTTCTAGGTTGTTTTCTAACTCTGCCATTTTTTTCTCCTGTTTAGTTTCTAATTGAACTACTTAATTTATTTATATATTATAGGTTCTCAACGAACTTTTTCCAAAGGTTTAACTTCGTTTCTTCTAAGTTATTTAGGGAAGCAGACTTTAGTTGTCTTTGCATCCTTTCCATTTCTACTGCCTTTAATATACCATTCTCCATTACCCATTCTACTCCTTCCATGATACCTTCAACGAAGGCCTCGGGAGCAGAGGGGTCAGCAACGATATCACCTGCAGTTGCAAGTTGAAAATCGTCCTTCACATATTGAGCACCACCTTTTTGTTCTAGTGAACCTAGTCCACGAGATGATACTCCTAATTTAGCACCGTCATCTATCAAATTTCTTACAATTTGACCGTTTGGTGTACTTAAAATCTTTGCTTTACCCACATAATTGTTACCATCTTCTTCTAAAGATGTAATCATGTGTGATACTTTATCCAAATTAATTGTCGGGCCGTCAGGATGTCCTAACTCACCGAATGCACGTTTTTTCTCTACAAATTCTTTACAATAACGGTTAACTTCTTTTCTCATAACCTCTTTAGGATATACTCTACCGTTTCTGTTTTTAATTTCAGATTGCATAAAAATACCTTCTATGAAGTATTCTTTTTCACCCTTTTCGTTTTGTTCTATAATTACAGGTTGAACTGCGTAATCATTAAACTCTGATATTAATTTCATTGATAATTTCCTCTATCTTTGTATCCTTTTCAATCAAATCATTCATAATAATACGGATATTGTTAAATTCTTTCTCTGCTTCTCTTACACTTGTAAAAGATTCACTTAATTTGTTACCATCTATGATGATATTGAAGTCTTCATTAGTTCTAGTTAAGACTACATTAACTCTTTGTTCTCCTATTTCAACGAAGTTTCTTTTAACTTCAAATGCATTAAACGGAATATCATTACGAGATTCGTTTAATTCAGTTAAAACAGAAGAGAAACTTTTCATTACTCACCTGTTGGTTCAGTTGTTGGTGCATCTACCCAGTCTACTTGCATCTCAACTCTTTTCATATCAACTGCATCTGCAGCCTTTTGTTTAATACCTTGTGCAATACTTGTCTTTGCATCTTGCAGTTGACCATTTTCTATTTGGTCTACTATTTGTTTTGCAATTTCACTACTCATTATTAGAATCCTCCAAAGTCATCATTATCTTCATCTCCACCTTCATCTTTTTCGGTGTTGATTTGTTTATCAATTAATTTTATATCCTCATCTGATTGCATTAAAACATATTTTCTAACCCAATCTTTAGAGTAATACTGTCCAACATACTCTGATACTTGTCCGAGAGTGTCTATTCTCTCCTTTAG